AAGAGAGTTAATAAAAAGAAATGCCTTTAACTAAAAAATCAGACGCAGGAGATTATGTAGACGATTTCACTAAATCTAAGGCTCCTCAATTCAAAGGTAAGTCTAAGAAAAAAAAGCGTCAAATGGCAATTGCTGCTTATCTTTCTAATAAAAATGAACTAGCTAAATTAATCAGAGAAGCTATAAATGAAGCCGATCCAAAAAAAGGTACAGGAAAAAAGCCTAAAGGTTCTAGTAGAAGGTTATATACAGATGAAGATCCATCTGATACAGTAAAAGTAAAGTTTAGTACTAGACAGGATGTAGTTGATACATTAAGTAAAAAAACTTTCAAAAATAAATCACATGCAAGACAATCACAAGTTATTAACCTTATACACCAAAGAGTTAGAGCAGCAGTCGGCAGAACTAAAGACCCTGAAAAGAAAAAAAGATTAAAAGCAGCTTTAAAATATATAACTTCTAGAAAAGAGGCTTCGAAAAGAAAGACTCAGAGAATGAAGAAAGAAGATATAAATACTGAAAATTTTAGGGACGGCAAAAAGAAAGGTAAAAGCAGACCTGGAAGAGTTAAAAAAGCAGGAGCTAGCTGTAAAGGCTCAGTAAGTAGTCTAAGAGCTAAAGCTAAGAAATATGGTGGTGAAAAAGGTAAAATGTACCACTGGTGTGCTAATATGAAAAGCGGTAAAAAGAAATGAAGATAGCAAACACAGTTTTTTCTAAACAAGCGTATTATACAGAACCTACCTTAGAGGTAGATATTTTACGTGACCCTAATTGCGTTGATCTATTTGATCAGAATGGTTACCATTTAACAAAAGCTGAACAAGCTTATTTAATTCCTAATGGATACGATCCTATAGAAAGAAGACATGAAGATTGTTTAAGACAAGATTGGATAGTATGGGACAAAAGAGAAGGAGCTCATATTAATCACTCAGACATATTTGAAAGAAAAGGATTTAATGGTACAGCTAAACTACAATTAGAAAAGTTTGCTGTAACTAATCCTATGTTATATAAATTAGTAAAAATGAAGCCTAAGTGGGGTATAGACATCTCCATCGACTACGTATCAGAAGATGCAGTATTTGAAGTTTTTCATTATGAATGGGATTCGTTTGACTATAATGCAGTTGTAGAAAAAAAGCTAGAAATAGAACAGTTTATTCTATCTAAAGACTGGGATGATATAGCTAAAATTTTATGGAAAAAGAAGGATCTATGGTATGATTTAAATTTCTTTGACCAGACTCAATGGCGTACTGATTTTTTTGGGCTTTCCCCGGAAAAGTTTAAAAATGTTATTTGGGAAGACTAATCTATTTATTTATATACGTATATAAACTAAGAAACTATGACCTACGAGGAAATAAAAACCCGATTGGCTAAATGCGAGTTTACTTTAAAAAGCATCAAAGACGGGTCCTATAAAAATCTTTCCGTTCAAGATTTAAAAGAAAAAACTGCAAAATTAAATATTCTTAAAGAATCATATAAAAAAATGCTTTCTGAAGAAGGAAGAGTAAGAACCTCGAATAGTGATAAAGCAGAAAAATTAGTAGATAAAGGCATAGATGTAGATTTAGTTGAACCAGAAGATTTAAAAAATGAATTAGAAGGAGATACTGAATCGTCTGCTGTAAGTGATTTAGGTCAAAATGAAACTGCTAAAGTAGCAAAAATTACAGGAAAAGCTGTAGCAAAAGTACAAAATGAAATGGGGCTTGGTGTCAAAAGCGCAAGAGCTGTTAATATAACTCCCGATTCTTTCAGTATTGAAATAATTTTTAGCACAGGCTCTGAGGAAGAGTATAAATTTAGAATCGAAGATGGTTATCTATTTTTAGATCAATTTGAATATGGAGGAGGAGTTTTCGATAAAAAATTAGCTCCGGTTGGAATCAAAGCTGATGGAAAGCCTTTACTACATCAAGACGTTATAAATAGAGAATTAAAAAGCGTACTAAACAATATTATGGGCAACCCAGCTAACAGAGGAGATAGATTTAAAAATGAAACTATGTCTGATAAAGAATTTCAAGATGCTAAAGAAGCTGAAAGACTAGAAAAGCATCCTGAAAGAGACAAAATCAAAAAGATACAAGCAATGATTGCTAAAGAAAGAAGGAAAAAAAATATAAAAGAAGGAGAATATGCTGCTGATAAGTATAACGTAAACGTTTATGGTTATCAAACTAAATACTATAAAATTTGTCCTGGTGCTAAATCGTTTATACAAGATGTTGTAGACGGTAATTATGGAGAATTAAATAA